TCAGCAACTATCTTCTGCATTCTTTCTTTTTGTTCAACGTCTGACCATGCAGTATAGATAACGGATGTGGTAAGAATATTAAATTCACTTGGTAAGTCTGCTGTATTTTCTGGAATTTCATTGCCATCTAAATCAACTACAGCATTGCCAGTAATGTGACCTATAATATCTTTTTCGTCATGCATATAGTTGAAAGGCTTATCTTCTGGAGTTTTTCTAGCGGCCCACAACTCCTGCGGATCAAAAACGTCATCATTTTTGTTCCAGCCAGTACTAACCAAAATAGAGCGAAGATAAAAAAGATCCATCTGATCCTGATTAGCCTCGCTAATTTCAGCTTTAGTTATTTTAATTTCTTCTTCTGATGGAATATATGCTTCAGCCTGAGCACAATACGCGATTGTATTGTTGGAAGCCAAGGCAGATTCCAATCCATCAAGTATTTCAGTTTCATAAATTTTCATTTAATGTCTCCCGTAAACCATTCTACACAAAAAATTAGATTACGCCTAAAATGTTCATGTTTTTGTATTACATACAAAAGAATGGGCACGAATAAATTTTATTTCGTTCGTGTTTGGCTGCCTATTATGATTGTCAATAAAGTCTTTGATATTATTATCTACTGAGTCCACAAAAGATTTTGAAACCGTGAAGCCAGAATCTACAATAGACTTTACGCGAGACTCATCCACTACATCATAAAGACTAAGGGAAGCAAATATGTTACTCTTTAGAGAATCCAATTGATATGTCTCTTCTTTGTTTAGTCCGCGAGTATCAGACTTACCAAAATGTTTTAATATTATTGGATTCATGATATCTGATATTTTTGTTTGTGCTTCAACAGCCCATAAAATTTCAGAAGCTTCAGAGGTTCTTGGGTTTACTCGTCTTCTTTGTCGTGGCTCGGTATCGGTAGCACCATCTGGGCGACCAGCTTCTTGAACTGGCTTCTGACTAATTGGGCGACCACCAACAGGAGCAGATGGTGTCGGCTTTGGAGCATCCTGAACTGGAATACCCATATCTGTTAAAAAGCTATCTTGCACCTTGTCTTTCTGTAGTGCAATTTTAGCAATATCGTCCCTAAACTGTGGTTTATGATATGGGCTTGCTTTGTCAGGTATCACATCCGATCTCCTCTGTCTTTCTTCACGGCTAACCCTAGTCTTCTCGATAAGCGGCAACTCTCCAAATCTCTCAAGAAGAGTTTCGTTAGAAATTATATCACGATCCGCAAGATCAATTAGTAGCTTGCGTTCTGTAGTCTCATCGGAAAGAATAACAGCATCAAAATGGATTTGTGCAGGCAGCCTAAAACCCATAGCTTTTCTAACAATCTCTAATTCTGCTTTCCAAAAATTCATAACAATCTCACGACCATACTCAAGTCTTTCGATAAGAGTTTTCAATGAGATATAGTTATTAGAATAACCTCCACCAGAACCAGTTGAAACACCAGTAAGGGTTGGAGGAATACCTAAACCAGCATAAATACTAGTTAGTACAGGATCATATTTTTCTTTTCCGAGAAACTTATATACCTGTGACTGCGATTCTGTGAAACGTAACTCTGGACCCCACACAAGATCCATAGTTCCGCCGCCAACGTTACTAGCTAGAATATCACGAAGCTTATCAATAGCAGCACGAGTCGGAATAATCTTATGCTCAAGATCACCAACAGTCCATAGTCTCACATTTGAAATAGCTCCATCAAGTGCGGCTAAGTCAGCAAGCTTCATTTTTTCTAGCATCTTAATATCATCTAGAATTGCATAAATCATAGGATTAGCCCAAAACTGCCAATCATCCTTTTTGTAATAATAAAACATTGTACTAGAAGGATCGAGCGGAAGTTTGTGGTCGCCTTTTCCGAGTCTTTTCTTTATGTCGTCTGGAAGAGTATTGAATATACTTTTATTACCTTGCTGGGTTTTAATTAAAGAATTATAGGTATATTTTGATAGATTTAATACATATTCTGGTTGACCCAATGACCCAGTTCCGCTGTCTGTTATCTCTACAGCCAAAGGATTAATAAAATCATAACGCCAAGGAACCTCTCGTCTGTTTGCTTGAGGTAGCTCAATCTCTATCATTTCATTTTTTGCAGCACGAACGATCTCTTTTTCATTTTCTCGTGAAAGCTTTGCGTTTCTACGTCGAACAACGACATTTCCGCATCTGTACAAATAGTTTAAGAACCTCTCTGTTCTGTCGTAACCACTAACCTGAGCAAACCATTTACGAAAGAATTTTTCTATAGAAGGATTTGGATGGTATAACTGCATTCCCTGAGCACCAAAATCGCTCATAAGATCAATAACATTTCTAACGATGCCAACCTTGTCGTAGGCCATCATGCACTGTTTCATGATACGCTTTTGAAAAATTGGAGTAGCTTCTCCAGGCCTAAAAGCATCATAATCACTACGAGTAAAAGATGGTCTTACTGATCTGCCAGACTCCACATCCAAAAAAGTTTGACGATTGTAATATGCTTCTGATTTTTGCACACCAGTATATGCGTCTATATTGCTAGCTGTGCTTTTATATGCATCTTGTTTTCCTGTTTCATTGTCCCAAGTAAGATATAGAGATTCTTCTGACATATTCCTGGCTCCATTAATGTAAGTAAAGCAATTAGATTGCTATTAGATTATCAATCTGATTACTGTTACATACACAAAAATTAATAGACACCATTTATTTGATCGGTAAACCAATTCGGGCCATGATACATTTTTTCATTTTTAAATTTTGAGCCATTAGAGCCAATAGCAAAACCTCCTATTGTGCTATAGTCAATTATCTTTTTTTCTACAACATAATTACGGGCAGACATGTTTGCTATCAAAAGTGATGAATAGCGGTCCTTACGTAGCCTATTCTTTTTCCCTGGTGCCGTTTTAACTTCTGGGGTATCCCATCTTTCACGACCAGAACCTGTTTGCGTCATAACTATCATAGATAACTCGTCTTTAAGTTCTTCAATCTCCATAACACAATCTTCAAGAGTATTGTACCTTCTGCCAGCTATTTTATCTTGCTCAATAGACAAACCAATACTAGCGGAATCAAAAAAAGGAAACAACAAAACCCTATCCTCTAAGTCTTTTCTCATCCCGTGATTAGCTTCAGCAAGCCAATCAGCCTTAGCGAATTGACAAACTTTAATAATATGCAGGCCGTGTTCATCGTCTGTGTCTTTTGGCTTATCCTCATCTATTGTCGGCCAAATTGGCACTTGGCCTTCTGGTATCTTGTCCTTATCTTTGAGGGCTTCCATTACCGCAATTCCACCACCCTGAGCATCGAGAGCAATTTCAACACATGGAAAAACCTGCATTAGGCTGCGAATTTTTTTTGCACAATAAGCGTAAAAATCTGATTCAGTAGTTAAGTTAGATTTAATCTGATCTTTATGTTGTGATCTATTTGTAGTCCAGACATTTACAATTCGTCTATGATCTCCGTTTAACTCAACAACCACAATACTGAAATTATCTACTTCAGATGCTGGGTCAACGCCAAACACATATCTTTTCTTTGGATTACCTTTTAGCATTGCTTCAAAATGAATAGTTTCCCCTCCAAGGTTTATTGGTTTAAGCTGAGAGCATGTACAGGACTCAATAAGACTACGCTTAAAAAAGCCCTGGCTATCAGTTGTAAAACAAGCACCATATTCCATCTGATATATGCCAGCATGAACAGTGGCTTTCGCTCTGGTTATCTGTGCTTCGTCCATAAATCCTTCTGGAAGCTTTTCTACTGGCATACGAATAACAGAATAATCTTTCCAATTAAAAGAAGGTGGAGGATCTTCGCCAAAAATTTCCTTCAATAAATGAGTAGAGCCGCCACTATTCACTATAGAGCGATATCTCTTCCAATACTCGGCAAAATGATTAAAATCATAATAAGCAGTTCCAGATAATATAATCTGATTTGACTGCTCCTTTGTAAGATCTACTTCTTGGCTGTCTTCCTCTAAGGTTATGCCAAGCTCTTTTGCTTTTTTAGCTTTGGCTTTTTGTTTTACTTTTTCTATAGGAGAAGCAGATACTGCGGCAAAACCAGCAACAACATTTTCAAAAATATCTCTCGGTATAGAAGCAAACTCATCAGCGATAATATCATTAGCTCTCTGACCTCTAATCTTTGAGCCATCGCCTAAAGGTAGACATGTTACAGTACTCTGGTTTATTCTCATAACACATCTATCAACGTCTCTGCTTGGACCACTATTGTTGTCACATAAATCTCTTAATATTGGAGCGTTTTTCCAAATCGTATCCATATATTCAAACAAAACCTTAGACTGCCTAAATGCCGCACCAACAACAATAACTTTTCGTCTAGGCATAAATAATGCACGAAGAAGAGGATAGACTGATAGTATGAAAGACTTACCCATACCTCGACTACCGATCAACATTGGAAATTTACGATTCCACATCTCATATAAAAGCAAGGCCTGAAATGGCGATAATTCAATGTTTAAAACATATTTACAAACAAAAGAAAAATATTCAGGCCTCATCATTAGCCAAGCAATACGTTCTATTAATTTTTCATTATCTCCCGACTCCATAACGAAGTCCATTGGGTTAAATAATTTTGTTTCATCAACATTAATGCCTAACCAAGCATCATCAACTTGTTGTTGGTCCGTTATCATTAGTCTTTCCTATAATGAAATTTACTATATCTTTATTTCTTGGATCGTCAATAAGCCCAATAAGTATTGATGCCATAGAATTAACAACACGCTCTTCTTCTTCTTTTTGCTCTAAGGCCAAAATATTCCAACAAGCGTGTAAAATTTCATGTAGCAAAGTGTCTCGCGTTATTGATCCACCGCCTTTAGTATAAACTCTTATCCTTCTTTTACGTGAACAGCATTCGCCCCAAGAATCAGTATCATCTAGCCAATCGTCGTTAGTAGCTTCAATGGTCCATTTATGTCCCATTACCCATACCTGATCTGGTAAACTCATCTTCTTATTCCTTTTTGTGGAAAAGTTCATTAAGCCTTTTAAACAGGCTATTACAAACGAGAAAAGCATTATTCTTATTACCGGCAAAAATGATTTTAGTGTCATACCACACTTGAAACTCCAGTAGGCACTTTAATAGGTATTTCCCCGTGACTTTTACCTTCGCCCGTAAATTCCTTGGTACACGCGATCCTTCTGGATATCTCAAAACATCCGCCATATCGAACTCGCAGACCAAAAAAGAAAAAGGAAAATCCTTCATTCTTTCCATCTCTGCGTTAAAAGCTCCTTTCTTTTTGCCTAGATTCATAGCAATCTCAGATACACAAGCCTTTCTTTCTATGCATACAATATCCTCAAAGCCAACCATAGTATAATCGCCAGTATGAAGCGTACCAATCTCCATGCCAGTACATTTGTCGTAAGGCGAAAATACCCATCCATCCTGTTCTCTTGTGTCTTTAATTACTTTGTAATCTGGGATACTCATGCTTTAATGTGCATTTCCTTTTTGTTTGCGTCATAACACATATGAATTTTATGGCTATGTCTTTCTGCTTTAAATTTCTTAAATACAGCCCAATATTCAGCTGCATCAACTTTTACATTTTCTTCGCCGCCAGCGGTCATTATTCTAACAACAGAATCTTCAGCAGATTCTTTAGCTACTTTTGATGGCTCTACTGTTTCTACAACAGCTGTTGGCTCAAAACTGAATGGTTTTTTATCTGCCATTTGAATTTCTCCTTATAATTTCATTAAAATAATTTACGTATGACGATTCTTTGCCTGTGATGTCTTTGTGACAACAATAACATAATGTTATCCCATTAGATTCATCATAACGCAACGAGGAAGCACTAGACCATTTCATAATATGATGCACGTTTAACCTTTTAGTAGATTTACACATTTGGCACTTAAATCTATCACGTTTTAATACTTTAGCACGAAATCTCTTGTATTCTGGATCTTCGTAATTCCGCTTCATGTATATCACTCTCCACCATTTTGTTTACTAATTGTTTAAAATTAATTTTAGGTTCCCACCCAAGCATATTTTTAGCTTTTTCTGCAACGCCCAATAAATGATCTACTTCTGCTGGTCTATAGAATTCAGGATCAACAATAACAAAATTACTCCAGTCATTAATACCGATACAATTGAAAGCTTCATCTAAAAAATCCCTTATGCTATGAGTTACTCCAGTTGCAATCACATAATCATCTGGTTTATCCTGTTGAAGCATGAGCCACATAGCTTGAACATAGTCTCTTGCATGGCCCCAATCTCTTCGTGCATTTAAATTACCTAGTCTTAGTGCGGGAAAATTATGAGACTTGCCGCTCACAACAAATTCACCAATCCACTTTGTTATCTTTCTTGTAACAAACGTTTCTCCGCGACGTTCTGACTCATGATTAAATAAAATCCCGCTAGAACCAAAAAGCCCATAGCTTTCACGATAATTATCTACAAGATAATGTGCAGACAATTTTGCAATAGCATATGGTGACTGTGGCTTGAATTTAGTTAATTCATTTTGATACTTGGTTCCATCTGGATAGATATCGTAATTACGCCCAAACATTTCGCTGGATGAAGCTTGGTAAAATTTGACTTTATTCATCATATTGTGATATCTAATGCTTTCAAGAATATTCATACATCCACCAGCAGTCGCTGCCCATGTGGCTGATGGTTGCTTGAAAGAAGTTCCAACATGGGATTGTGCCGCTAAATTATAAATCTCGTTTGGTTGCTCAGTATAAACAACATTATGAACACAAAACTGATCAGTTATATCGCATTCAGCGATTTTAATGTCGTCCAATAAATGTTTTATGCGTAAGGTAGTGTCTACAGAAACTCTGCGTGTAACGCCAGTTACAGCGTAGCCTTTATCAAGCAAAAGCTCCGCGAGATACGAACCGTCTTGTCCGGTAATACCAAAAATTAGTGCTTTCATTTGTCATTCCTAGTTGCCGCCCGATAGAAAATATATAAAACCAACAAGTCTATACTAAAACCACATGCCCATGCACAAATAATTACTGTGAGGCCGTGTTCCATATTCAATCCTTTCTGTGTAAAGCGTCATCATTAGATTCTTCCTTGATTAGCGTGTCTGGAGTCAATAGAGGCTGGTCAACACTTCCGTCTTCATATTTAAAGTAATCCGATAAACGTTCTGTCTCGTGGGAAATAGCTAATCTCATCTTCTCCATATCCATCCCAATCCGAGTGCGAAAATTTGGATCTGTCGCAATCTGCTTGACAAGACTTGCAAAAGTTTGCTTGCTGTCTTCAATTGCTTTAATTCGTTGCTCTCGCGTTCCCTTCAGATCTTTAAGCATTGTAGCCTTGCGGGCCTGAAGATCCTTATAGTCTTTACTTAGGGATTCTTGTGAAGCCCGTAGCATTGCTATTTGTCGCTCAAATTGAATAATTAGATCCATGTCCCTCTGATCTTTGTCTCGCGTCTTTTCCTCGCGGACAATCCGCTCGATAGATAGGATTTCACTTTGATTCTCTTGTTGGCTACGCAAAATGCGGTTCATAAGGATTTCTAGTTTTAT